ACCCCACCAGCAAAAACGGCGTTGCCCGGATCTGTAATCGTGAAATACTGTGTGCCACCCATCAGAGTGGTGCCAGAACCAATGACAACTACGCCGTTTTCATCTGAAGCCAAATAGCGATTAGCTCCCGCTGTGGCTAACTTAATTCCTGCGTCATCCGTACCAGTTTTTGTAAGAACAATGTCGGCAGTGCTGTTAATGTTTCCAGCGATGGCTAAGGTAGAAGCCATATCCACAGCACCATCAATGTCCACGACATCTAGGTTGGCGGTGCCATTTACGTCAATAGACCCTTCCAGATCTATGTCTCCGTTTACCGTCAGGTCATCAGTAATCGTCAGATCGTCTTCCACGGTGAGGTCAACGACATTGAGGTGAGCAAAAGCATCAACCATCGCGCCGCCTGATCCGGCACCGTCTGAATAGATCGCCTTGGTCTGGCCGTTCGGGACTGTGACTGTCGCGCCAGAGCCTTGCTTGATGATGATGTTTTGTGACCCGGAAGTGGCATTTTCTATGAGCCACAGCTTAGAGACGGTATTCGGGCCAATAGTTATGGTGCAAGCAGAATCGAGTGTGCCAGTGTATTTAAGGAAAAGACTCCTACCGGGATCAGTAGAACCGTCAGCAATAGTAGTAGTATGAGTATCAGCGTTCGTCGTGATTGCTTCTGTGCCAAAGCTAAATGCCTCTGCAATTAATTCGAGGTTAGTATTTGTACTCGTGCCCCACGTACCAGATTCGTCACCAGTGGCGATCTCTTTGAGCCGTAAATCGTTTACATAAGTTGCCATTTTAAGCTACCTCTTCCCAATCAGGGGTTTGACTGTCATTAATACTCGACCAACTAGGGGTTTGGCTGTCGTCAATAGTAGACCAACTCGAGTCTTGGCCCGGAACAATTTTTCCCCACACCAACGCGCCGCCACACAAACCATCAGCAGACACACCTGTAGGAACAACGTCAGCCGCTGCAGTCGCAGTGACAGTTCCGATCTCAGTTGTCCCGGCAACGCCTGTAACACTGATGTTGTTGTCGCAAGATACCGATATGGTGCCAAGCGCAGACGTTCCTTCAACGCCGACAACAGAAACATTGGCTGCAGCGTCTGTTGTGATAGATCCGATGGCGCCCGTTCCAGAAACGCCTGTGACAATGATTGTTCCCGACGCGTCAACCGTGACTGTGCCAACTGCAGACGTACCGACATTGCCCGTGACGGAAGCGTTAGCCGCTGCCGCAACCGTAACAGAACCAATTGTACCTGTCCCGGCAACGCCTGTGACAGACGTGTTGGCTGCCGCAGATGTAGTAACAGACCCGACCGCGCCTGTTCCAGAGACTCCTGTAACTGAAGTGTTAGCCGCTCCTGATATTGATACCGAGCCGACTGCGCCTGTTCCAGAAACGCCTGTTGGAGTGACGCTTGCACCCGCTGTAACAGTGACTGATCCAACCGCACCTGTTCCAGAAACGCCTGTGACAGAGGTTGTGGCCGCCGCTGCAACCGTAACCGTGCCAACGGCGCTCGTGCCTGAAACGCCTGTGACGCTGACATTAGCCTCTGCATCAATTGTGACGGAGCCAACTGCTGAAGTCCCTGCGACACCCGTGACAAGAACTGGGGCCTCTTCGCCCCATGCGCCCTCACCCCAAGTGCCTCTACCCCAGCCAGTAACATTCGCCACACGTTAGATCCTATGCGATGCGAATGATCGCGTTAGATGCGTCAGCGGTTGGAAACTGAATAGTGAAATCGCCTGCTGTGCTAGTTTTATCACCACCAAAGTCAAGCGCACATACCGCTGGATCACCAGAAGCACTGTCATTAAATATGAGCGCCCCTCTCGCAGTCACCGTTGCATTTGAAAATGTCAAATCGGCAAAGTCTGTCAGTGCGGTAGTGCCTGATGTACTTGGGTCGACTCGCGTCAAAGAAGCACCTTTGGCCGTATAATTAGTGCCCGATACTTCGTTCGAAGTCGTGTAAGCAGTTGTACCCGCACCCAAGCTCGCAGAGCTTGTGTATAGCGCAAGATTAAACGTGCTTCCGCCCGTGTTTTTAAAGTTGTGAACGGCTTCTAAAATTTCTTTCTTGAAGCTTGTGCATAGTGCTGTCGTGATAGCCATTATAGCCTCCTGATTATATTAGCCATTTCACTCTGGCCTTGTTTCTCTAACTCACCAATTAGCGTCGTTCTGTCGCTTTTTATGGCCTCCTTAATATAGTACAAAGCCGTGGCTTTGACCGCTTCTTTGAACGCTTCTGCTTGTTCTGCGATCGCCGGGTGACAATTGCCACCAACGCTGACAACCCTGTCGGATATAGCTTGTGCCCAAAATTCGGGGTCGTGACCTTTGTTCACTGTCGTAGCAACAGAAATTTGTCCCAACCCTGATTCAGAAACAGCAGCAAACATGTCTATCTACCTTTTGAAATGTCATAGCGATACTCGTCTCGAGCACCATAATCTTCTCCCAGAGCTTTCAAAGCCGCTACTGCTTGAGCAAACCGCTGATCGTAACCCGCCGCTTCTTCTGGGACCTTTAGAAAAGTTGCAGCCTCTACCAAAGAACCATACAACATTGCATCCGGAGCGTTGGTGGAAAGCCACGTAGTTCCACTTTCTACACCCGCCGTTAAAGAATCCGGGCGATACTTGTAGTGCAGTTCAAAAGTCAACGTTGAGCTCGGGGTGGGAGCTAAAATAAACGTCGTATCATCGAATAAAGCGTAATACTTTGGAGTGCCCGTAGTTGCGGGGTTTGGAGTATATGACCTTATAAAAGACACCTGCTTAAACAACAAATACTCGTACTCACTACTTGAAATCACCGCCAAGCTATACGGACTCAAAAAGTCCGTAGGTGTTGATAAATAAGTATTACCCGCTGCTGCCGTACCGGTGACGTTCTTGCGGAAAAAAGGCAACTCAATGTTTTTGAGTATGCGTTCTTCCGCTTCTTTGATGAACACGGGCAAGTTGTTCACAAACGTGGTTTCTGCGCTTTCACAGTAGTCTTGTATGGCCGTCTTCAATGTGGCTAGTGTAAAACTCATGGCGTAGATACCTCGACATTGCCGACTTGCCCTGAAGCTTTTACAGGAATAAATCGTTTTTCAGTCAGTAACGGAACACCTACCGTAATAACCAAAGGTTCCACCCTGTCTGGGCGCGCGTTCCTGATCGCTTGCGGGTCGCTTACGCTGGGCGGCGGAAACAATTGCGGTTGCTTCGCCTCATACTCGTCCGGGCCTACTAAAGACCCGTTCCACTCTTTCTTCATGCGATGCAGCTTGTATCTAAAGCCCGAGCGGTCAGAAATACCGTATGCGTTTTTGCCGTTAGCGAAACCAGACATCGTTAAGTCCTATAGTAGTCGTACGACGGACTGATCCGTAAAGACGCTCGATCTCGGTCTTCATCCATCGCGCGTTGCATTTCTTCTTCGTACACCTGCTTCAACACGCCCATCATTTGCGGATTTCGTTTCATAGCTAGGTAATACGCTAAACCCGCAGTCAAACAAGGGTAAAAACGGAAAGGAACGTCAACAGTGTTGGTGTTAGTGTCTGCGTCGTCAATACGCGTCAATCGGTTAAACTTGACAACATCCGTATTGTTCTCTGGTGCGGGCCACACCTTGAGGATCGGCGTAATTTGTCGATCTAGAAAAAACTCGTTTACCCTGCCGGTTTGTGCCTTGTTCGGGATGTTGAGGTAGCTAGAGCGGCTTACACGTTCTATTTGAAAATCAGTACTGTCTCTTGTGACAACCGCCGACAAAATGTCGATGGTGCTTCGCACGTCACCGAAATCAACTGCCGCACTGACCGTTGTTGTGGCTGCACTGGTGCCACCGGTAATCGTTTCAGAAGCCGAAAAAGTACCGCTAGGTATGGTGATCGCCAAAGTCGTAGAACTGGGCTTACTAGTTATAGATGCAGTGGCGGCGCTAGTACCGCCAGTTATTGTCTCTGCTATAGAAAAAGAGCCGGAATCCGCGACCGTCATTGTCAAAGTACCGCCGGGATACTCGGTTATTCCGGTAGCCAAAGGTATTGTAGTTTGTTCAATCGTCCACTGATTTAAACCACGGTTTGCCCAATCTGCAAACAACAAGTTCAATGACCTGCGAGCAGTTTTAAGATCGTAGCCCGTGCGAACCTCTAGCCCACAACGTTCGAATGCCTCTTCGACATATTCGGCAACGTCCAGTTCAAAATCTTTGCTGCTACTTGTTGTCATTGTATAAGTTGTCAAAAATTTGGTTTACATCAAGCGTGTAATCTAAATCGGATTTGGAGTAATGTATATGCGCAGATGGCTTAAAGTCTGGCCCACCTTCTCCTGTTTCGAACCATGCCGGATGAGTAACACGCACCCGGTTATTCGGCAGGGCTACTATGTTTCCGGTCCAATTACCCGCATCTAGCAACTGCAAAACGTGACTTTGCTTGTGCTGCGCAGGGTCGTCGGCAATCTCGCTTTCTGTGTAATCCACCGTAAACAAGTACTTTGCTGGATACATTTCACCATCAATTTTTGCCAACCAAGGACACGGTGTAGCCCTATCTAAAACGTAAACCGCGTGGTGGTGCGAGCTACAATCCCAAGGCTGTGCAGCCCATACCGGCATTGCATCGGGCCACTCTTCTAGTGGAATGTCTCCTACCAAAGCAGTAATTGGCATCCGAGCCCACATTGCACCACCATGTACGGTGTCTTCTTCCTCGCCTTCAGCCTCTATGCCGGTAAAAATGACTTGAAAACTCAAGCACCTACACGGCAT